TGCTTGACGAACTAATGTTGATAAATGACAATATCAGGATCGTATCCTTCTTCTACAACAAGTTGTTCATAAACCTTTTCTTTAGTTGTGTTTTTTCTATAGATAAAATCTATTTCTATATAATTTAAAGTCTCACTAGAAAAATACAATATTTGATATTTGTTCATAATAATTGAAGTATGGTTAATGTTTTCGGAATTGAAGTATGTAAAATAGCGTTTCCGCCAGCATTTGTAAAGGCATTAGTATTTCTTTCCATATCATCAATTAATAGCGAATTCTGAGTAGCATATTTTGCCTTTTTAGCTCCACCAACTACAGTGTACACAGGAATAGTTTCTGACACATATTTCCTTACCCAAGCAACTTTATCTTCTCTACATGTACTCAATTTTCCAGTAGAATAAGGTACAGCTGTCATAATAGCGAGTGGAATATGTGTAGATTCTAAATAATTTAATAGCGTTTTGTAATTATCTAATGGTTCAAGATTAAGGAACAAATTATCAACTTTCCCAACACCATCCCAAAATTCGTTAGCAGAAAGGTTTTTATAATCATCACCCAAAATTTCTTTAGCTTTCTTATCGAAATTAGCTAACACACCATCCAAATCTATGTAGATTTGATTAATCATAATTTATTCCTTATTCTTCTTTGCCATCAACCATTCGTTTTAAGTCTTTGTATGTTTTTGTACCATCTGAATTTGTATCAACTTTTACATGTTTCACAGTATAGATTTTACCACGTTTACTAACATGAAAATTGAGATGTTCACTTGGGTTAAATGTATGTCCAACTTTTATCTCATGAGTCCCAAATTCGCCTACTTTATGCACCCACCTTCTTTCACCAATAGCGAGAGGATTAGTAGGGTGTATTTTTGATTTAACCATATAATCAGTATAATACGGATGTTTAATTATAGCTGGAAATATAGATTTTGCTCCTGATTTTTCAAGATGATCTTTTATTTCTTTATCAGAAAGTTGTTTAGTCCATTCAGTTTCTTTAGATTCTTTTATAGACTTTTTAGGTTTAATAAGGGTTTTTCTTGTTGGAGATGGGAGCGAATTAATTATCGCCCCACCACCACATGGTTCATCTTCATTAATAAATTCTTTAAACGATTTCATTACGAAGCTGCAGTTCTATATTTTTGATGAGCAAATTGATTACCAGCAACTTGGTTATATAAGTGATCAGCAGAACCACCAGCTTTTACAGCAGAATTAATTATATCATGCATTTTTATAATATTTGCTGTAGTTGGTTCAGTTGTAGTAACATGATGATCTAAATGTTGAGCATAGGTTTCTGGATTAGAAGATTCAACAGCAAGTTTAGGAAAATCCATTTTATTTCTTACATGTTGAGTAAACGATAATCTTTTATTAGCTTTCGCTTCAGCTTCTTTATCACCTTTAGCTTGAGCAATAATAGCATCACTTTTAGCTCTTGGTTCCGCAACTCTTAGATAATGTTTAGCCCTTAAAATAGAACTAGCACCTTCATCGATTTCAGTTTCTTCATTTACTGGTAAAGCAAATGTTTGTCCTTTATGTTGCCAAACAAGATGAGGTTTACCATTTAAAGTTTTTTTCTGAGCATCACGACCCTGAGCATCTTGAGGGTTATGTGCTATTGTATACCTAGTATTATCAGCTGTAAATTGAGATGGGTGAGTTTTATCAAAATGACTTCCAACTCCAGTAGCACCTGCAATCGCAGCAGTAATTGCTAAAGGTTTTACAACATTATCCATAAATCCTTCGTCTAATTCGACTTCTTCTTTAATAGAAACAACTTTATCAATGTAATGGCCACCTAATTTATCAACAGCTTTTTGTGCTTTATCCCAAGCATCTTTGTTATTTGTAGCAGATATTTTAATTGGCTCGCCAGCTTTATCTTCTTTACCAAGTTTAATTGTATGAACAATATGAGTGGCTTCATCTAATTGATATTCTTCATCATGTTTTATGTCTAAGATTAACTCAGACTTAAATTCTTTATATGTTTTCATACCTTTCCTAATTTATTTAGATGATTATAAATGAAGTGCCTGAATAAATCAAGCATTTTTATTTTTATAAACCTGAAAACCTATCTTTATCTCCAATAGGTCTATTATTTTGTGGTGGATTATCAATCTTACGAACTGCATCAAGAGCATCGTTATGAAGTTTACGATGTTTTTCATATTCAGCTGAATCTTCAGGAGACATTTTATTTAGTGTATCACGAACATCAAGTTGATAAATTCTATTCGGATTGCTATGATTAAGTTTTGGATTATTTTTACTTAATAAAGATTGCATTTTATCTTTTGATGTATTAATTGTTTCCCAATGTTTATCCCTTTCAGCATCATTTTCGTTTAATGCATCTATTAATTCAGCATCTAAATCAAATTTTTCGCAACAATCAGATTTCTTTTTTCGTAATAATTCAAAATCTTTTTTGTCCAATTTACCATTTTTATTTTTGTCTAAATCTTTATCATATCTTTCGTCTAATTTAAACTCAGACTTAAATTCTTTATATGTTTTCATACCTTTCCTAATTCATTTAGATGATTATAAATGAAGTGCCTGAATAAATCAAGCACTTCTTATATTTTATTTGTTATTTAAACAAGCTCAATTTCATCTAATGAAGATTCATAAATTGAATTTTCGAAATGTTTTTTGTCACCAGAACTTAATAATTTTTTAACTAAATCAGTACCAGTTTTTAATCCTTCAGGATTTTTATGAACCAAACTTAATAATTTTTCTCTTGTATCTTTCTTAATGGTTGCCTTAGCTCCAGCTGCTCCAGATAAGGTATGAAATAATACATTTGAGTCATCTTTATTAACAACAGATTTTGAACCATCAGCGTGATTATAACTAATTAATTCATTAGCTTTTGTGGTTTCGCCTTTTGCTGCTCTTGCAGCTGCACCACCTTGAACACGTTTGTCATTAGGGTTTTCAGCTTCATTTTCGTCTCTGTGTTTAGTAGGATCCCATGTTTTTAAAGGATTATGATGTTCGTCATGAATTGCTTTAATTTGACGAACAGCATTATTCTTTTCTTCGTCTTCACCTACTTCATCAGATTTTTCTATACCTTTATTTAAAGAATTTTTTTTTTCATGCTCATCTTCAGCACTTTTCCATAAATCATCAGCTTTTGATTCAAAGAAATTTTGTGCTACTTTGATTTTTGCTTCTTCTAATTTAACAGCAATTTTAGCTGATAAAATTGAAGCAAAACTTTCTTTAGATTCTGATAGTTCACCAGCTAAAATTGAATTTAACATTTTTGTAATTGTACTTGATTTTTCTTGCATTTGATCGTATCCTTCTGTGGTAGATTCTTTTGGTTCGAATGTACTTTTAGTACCTTGATAAATTTTACCATATTTTTTTACTATTTGCCTAAGAGCTTTTTCTCCCTCAAACCCAGTTTTACCAGTAAAATGTGTAGTGTGTTTTTCCCATGGAGCATCAGTGCTTTTTCTATGAAAAACATGAGCAGTAGACCCTAATTTACCACTATCTATATGATATCCAAAATGTGTACCGTAATCAGCCATTGTATTTCCTTTTTATTTTTAAGTTTGATATAATTTATTTTAGTATTTATTCACACAATAATCTTTAACAAATTGTTTGGCGTGTTCTAAAGGTATTTTATGTTCTTTAGAAACATGCTTTGCTGCTCTCTCTTTATCTGAAGCTGAAAATTTATCAGTACTCATTGGACCAAAATAATGACGACAAGTATCCATAACATTTGCTAATTTATTTTCTTCTAATTCTTCTGATTCATTTAAAGGATTATGATTTCCAATATGAGAAGCAGTAGCACCAGCAATACCTCTAATTGGTCCAGAAACACCTTTTAACCCAATTGATGCTAATCTTTTACCTACTGAACCATCTTTATTTTTAGCATGAATATGAAAGGTTTGTCCTTTAGAAACAGCATGAAATCCGTGTTCATGTTTAGCTAATTCATTTTCGGTATCTTCAATATGATTATCAACATGATGTATAGTTTCACCAGAAGTTCCTGGTTTTGGAGTTTTTGTATGAATTCTTATATGAGGGTATTTTGTTTTCGGGGCAATTAATGTAGTAAGTAAATGTTTAACTTTATCAGGATGAGAATTATTTATTCCATTAGCGTAATGTTCTGCTAATTTACCTAAAGTATGTAATTTTGAAACATCAGCATTATCAGCTTTTATTCTTTCTGGAGTTCCTTCTTCTTTTGCTTTATCAGCTTTGTATTGTATATGATTACTTTTTTGTGAATCTTCAGAATGATAACCTAACTGATCTAAATTCTTTTTATGTTCATCCAAAATTTTAGAAGTATGTGTTGACTTAGCACCAGTTAATTTATCTAATGTAGCAAGTCCAGGATTTCTTAAATTAGGTTTGCCCGAACCGACTTTTAAACTTAATCCATGATAACTAGGATGTGAAGAATCAGGATGTTGATGTTTAATCATAATATCGGCATCGCTATTTGCATCAGCTTCGCCTGTTAAACTTTTATGGTCTGATTTATTTGAAGTCCAAACAACTTCTTTAATATGTTCTGGCTTAACTCCATGAGTTTTTTCTATATGTAATTTAATAGCATGAGCTGCATCTTTTGCTCTTTTATTTGCTTCGCTATAATCTTCAGGAGAGATTCTACTTTTAATATCATCATGTGTTTGTTGAGGTGTTTTTTGAGTAGTTTTATCTGTATATCTGGTAGGTAAACTTTTTTCTTCGCTATTTTCTGAAGATAAATGTTTAGCTACTAATAATTCGTGTAATTTACCTTTATCATCTGAAGATTTAATCTCTTCAGTTAAGTAAATATTCTCGCTTAAAAATTGTTTAAAATTTAACATATTGTTTCTCGGTAAAATTGATAATAATTATATTTATAAATTATTCGTCGTCATCTTCGCTATCTGCAGGTCTAACGAATAACATTACTGATAAGATAAGGGCAACTAAGTAAAAATAAGTATTTAACATAAGACCTCAAAAGGATTAGATAAGGATTTACTGGATCCAATTAGTACCTAACTTAATCCCTTCGGGATTTCGCTTCGCGACACATCAATTTTTTAGATCTTAATTGGATCTAGTTGACATTAGTAACGAGCAATGAGTCGCTTGTCCCAGCAACCCTTATTTATAATGATAACCCAAAAACATTAGTTCGTCAAGCATTATTTTCGAACCCGAATTCCCAGAGGGGAAAACGCTATTTTACGAAGTCCGCTACGAAGTCCGCTAGGAAGTCCGCTTAAAACGGAAAACGCTATTTGCTTCGCTATTTCGAAACCGAAACGCTATTTGTTTCGCTATTTTCAAAACCGAAAACGCTATTTGCAAACGCTATAATCAGAAGACGAGGCAGAAGCCGAAACGCTATTTGCTTCGCTATTTGTTTCGCTATTTTCAAAACCCGAAACGCTATAATCCAGGACTTATTCAAAGTATGTAAATACTTATGGAATCTAAGTCCTAACTTATCGTAACTAAGTCCTAACTTATTAGCTAATGAATTACTTATGGAATCTAAGTGATTACTTATCCAAAGTATCCAAATACTTATGTTAAGTAAAGACATACCAATCCATTAATTAACTCCTAACTAATTCATGTTTCTATAAGGTGCAACTTACCCTCAAGAAAACCTCAGAAAACATTATATTTACACCTTAATCATACCTGATTCCTAAAGATTTGTCAAGCACTTTGTTGCACTTTCGGTAAAAAAATTCGTCGGATTTCCGATCAAAGTATCCGATTACTTATGTAATCTAAGTGATTACTTATGTAATCTAAGTGATTACTTATGTAATCTAAGTGATTACTTATGTAATCTAAGTGATTACTTATGTAATCTAAGTGATTACTTATGGAAAGTAATTAATGAGTAAATTAAGTTTTAAATTTAAAACGAAGTGGCCAGCTAGTTGGGGACCAGCTTCACAGCCTTCATACGGTTTTTTCCGCTTTCTTATTATTATGACTTATTATATAAAATCTGAGCATGTTTGTCAATCACTTTTTTTAAAAAATGCGAGGCGGGAAAAAATTAAAAAATAAATGTAAAAAGTGCTTGTGTTTAAAATACAGCTGAGTTATAATAACTTATACTAATTAATTGAGAGAGAAATAAAATGAATCCTAAAAATTTATCAAAAGCCGAAATTGAAACCTTAATTTTCTTAGGTGAGGGATGGGTCTGTGACCGTATAAAATCTGCTGATTTAGTAGATACTTATGATAAAGAAAAGTATGCTGCCGCTTATGAAGTTGAATTTTATGCACCAGAAAGTTTTGATGGTGTATTAAATGCTGCTAAGGTATTCATTAGTTATTTGCCTAATGGGAAATTAATCGCGACAATTTAGTGCTTACTTAACTTGATGGGACGGGGGAAAAATTAAAAAATAAATGTAAAAAAGTGCTTGTATTATAAAACTACATCGGTTATAATAACTTATACTTAATAAAGAGAGAGAAATAAAATGATAAAATTTACTAAAGGTTGGGATGAAGCTTATTTAGGTGCTTCTAGTTTTGAAGATGGTTCTGATCCTTATTATGCCGTAGATGAAAATATCGGTACCATACTTGTTGATGCTTACGGAATATGGTTATATGTTTACGACGATGAAAATGAAATTTCAACCGAATACGCTCAACAAACTAAGTTAAATTCATCTATCGCTAAATTTATAGTTCAAGGTATGGAGTTACTTAACGATTCCCAAATTTACGATTGGGTAAGAAAATTTAAGGTTGAAGCTAAAGTAGAAGAATGTTAACCTATTACTTAACTTGATGGGACGCGGGAAAAATCTTGTGTCCCATTAGAAAAAAAGTGCTTGTATTATAAAACTACATCGGTTATAATAACTTATACTAATTAATTGAGAGAGAAATAAAAATGATTACAGCTAAAGATTTATTAGATTTATTATTACAAGCGGAAGCCCAAGGTGTAGATCTAAACAACGAAATATTTATAAGCGAAGCTAGAATAAAGGATGTTATATTAGACCCAGCTTTTGATATAGAAATAGACCCAACCGAAAATAATTTGATAATATATTATTAAGTGCTTGTATTATAAAACTACATCGGTTATAATAACTTATACTTAATAAAGAGAGAGAAATAAAATGAGATATGAAAAAGTTTCTGCTGAATTTCCTGCTGGCGAATATTATATCGGCGACCTAAGTTATGTGATGCATGATGAGTGGAAAGAAGTTTGCGATTTAACAATTAAAGGTAATAATTTAATTAACGGTGCTTTTAATTTATCGGACGGTCGTAGGTTTTTTTTAGCGATGACAGCTTATGGTGATGGCGAATATCAAGATAATTTAGGCAATACTTATGGTGTAGATGCTGGTTTATTAGGTATAATCGCAACTAAAGATATTTCTCAGGAAGATCAAAAAAATGTAACTGATGGCGTCGTACACGACTTCTACGCTCCGTTTTCTGTAATCGCCGAGAGTGGTATATTTGACTTCGGAAACGTTTGTATAGACACTGCATGGGAGCCTGAGGACGAAGATGATGAATACTTTGATCCAGACGAAGAATATTAATAAAGTGCTTGTATTATAAAACTACATCGGTTATAATAACTTATACTAATTAATTGAGAGAGAAAAAAATGACTAAAACTGAATTGAGACAAAAACTTCTAAACGACACTCTAGAATTCGTTCTAAATGGCAATTCAATTAAAGAAGTTCCTGCTAAACAAATTAAAATTAAATCAACATGTCGTGCTAAGGAATCTAGAGGTAAACCCGTTGGTGGCGATGCTCCACGTTTCTCTATCTCTAATACCTTTGCAGGAGTTTAATTATGGCTTATTTATCTGACGTGGCTGTAAGGATTTACGGTGGTGCTGTCCAAATGGAAGAATTTGGTTATGAATATGAAGATAAATTCGCCGAACTTCCTGAAGAAGTACAATTAAAGGTAATGGATCTTGAACAAAATTCTTTTAATTTAACTGGTAAAACTTTGTTTCATGTAGCTGAAAATGGTTATTATGAATTGTTATTTCAGGCGACGCGGGAAAAATGGTACTCGGGTGATGTTGATTTTCCAGCTGTAAGTTTCTTTGACGATTTGTTTTATAATTCAACATTTAATTATCCTGACCTGAATATTGAATACATTCGGATTGGTGCTGAAATTGATGATGTGATTGTATATTTTGAAGGACCGAATAATGAATACAGAATGGAACTTGTTCGATCAATAAACATCGGGTAAAAAAAGTGCTTGTATTCTCTCTTTTTTTAAGGTATAATGAATCATAACTTAAGAAAGGAGAGAGAAAAATGTCAAAAAAACAAGCCTTATTTAATTCTTTGTTGGTTCAAGTCCTTTTCGCTGGAGATGACTATAATGATGGTAAAATTAACATCGATACCTTAAAATATACTTTAGAAAATATTCAGTATTTAATCCTTATACATTTTCCTGAGAAAAAATATTCTAAAGAATGGGATAGCCAAGAAATTTCTGCGATAAGAAAACTTCTAATAGAAATTTAATCTAAAAGTGCTTGACCTAAGGATGGGTCTTTAGTATAATAATTTATACTTAATAAAGAGAGAGAAATAAAATGAAAAAATTACTTTACCACGTGATGGCGGTGGGTCGTTCACTTTTTTCCTAAGTGAACATGAACATTTTGTAGTTGAAAGTTCAATGAAAAAAGATAAAACTTACCTTAATTTAAGAGGAAAAAACAATAGTTATTTAATTGATTTAAGTAAAGAAGAACTTATCCAAAAATTAAGTGAATTATTTTTCGAAGCGACCGTTAGAAGTGCTTGACCTTTGAAACCTAATATGTTATAATATCTTATACTAATTAATTGAGAGAGAATTAAAATGATTAAAACTGATTCCGTCTTCGCCCTTGTTGATCTAACTGTTAAAGTGGCTCAAGAAAGATCTAAGTACGACACTTATGGATCTGATATAAATTATCTTTATACTTTAGAAGCAGCGACCACCTCACTGGCTTATTTTATAGATCGCCTAAACTTATCTAAGCAACAAATGGTCATCCTTGAAGCTGAGTTCGCAAACCTTGAAGCTCAATACAACATCTTCACCTAATGAAAGTTAAAACCGCAACTTCAATCTCCCTGTCAATCACCCCAGAAAAATGGTATGAGGTGATTGACCCACAAGATCATTATTCTTCCCCAGACCCGTTTTGTGGTTGGATTATTGACGATTTTGGGCTCAAACAATTTATCATGTTGTCTGAAAAAGTAATTTTATAGGATATACTTGGCAACGAAGTGCTTGACCTTTGAAACCTAATATGTTATAATATCTTATACTAATTAATTGAGAGAGAATTAAAATGACTGTAAGAATTTCTAAAACTTCTAAACTTGATAACGTGAAAAGTTGGAGCTTACAAGCTCTTGAAACTTGCCCTGGATCATTAAACGAGGACGGTGAGTTGGTTCCAGCTTGTTCAGGTTGTTATGCCACCACTGGTAACTATGCATTCCCAAACGTAAAAGAACCAAGAGCTGAGAATAAAGAAGATTGGAGACGTCCTGAATGGGTCTCTGATATGACTGCTGAGATGAAAAAAGCAAAGTGGTTCAGGTTTTTTGATAGTGGTGATATGTATTCTTTAAAGCTTGCTAAAAAGATATTAAGTGTAATGAAAGCAACTCCAAACACACAATATTGGTTGCCAACAAGGATGGGTAAATTTGCAAAATTCGCAAAAATAATTGCCGAAATGGATGCCTTACCTAATGTTAAGGTAAGATTCTCTTCTGATTCAATTACTGGCGAATTTACTCCAGGGATTCATGGATCGGTAATCATTCCGGATGCTGAGAGTGCACCAGCAGGTGTTTTTGTTTGCGAAGCCTATGACCGTGAGGGAAAATGTTCGAGCTGTAGAGCGTGTTATTCGAAGGATATAGACGTTATTGCTTATCCTCAACATGGACGTAAAATGAAAAAAGTATTCCGATTAATGTTAGAGACTGCATAGCCACGCCCTTGCTGGGAAATACTTGACATTTCCCAGCAACAAGGTTATAATAACTCATACTTAATTGAAAAGAGAGAAAATAAAATGTTTAATAATTATTCACCCGAAGATACTCAAATGCCAGAACACCTTTCCGATGTTGGGAAACTTGCATATAAAACCATTATGGAAGTAATGGAAGAAAAAATAATCGATACAGGTGGATGTACAACCTTTTATTCTCCTGTAAGATGGAGAGAACGAAAAGAAGATTATGGTACTCATTCAGAATTAATCATCTGTCATGATGGTGGATCTGTAGGTGATTATTTCAGTTATGATAATTATAATTATGAACTTATTAATAAGATGAGCGAAGCATTAGAAGCTGTGGGTTTGTATACCGAGCAATGCACAAGTTGGTATTCTGCTCTGTATAAGATTTAAGAAGTGCTACGAAGTGCTACGAAGTGCTACGAAGTGCTTGACATTATTTTCCTATTAATTTATAATAACTTATAATTTGAATTGGAGAGGAAAGATGAAAAGAAGATATGAAGTAAAAAATAATTGGTTCCCGACCCTTAATGATGCATTAGAATCAGAAGGATTGGTTGAGGTTTGGCCATTAGGGTTGAACATAGACCGTGATCAAACCGAGAGCTTTATTGCTGAAGACTTTAGATATGTAAGTGTGTATAGATCATCAACAGGATCATACGAAAGACCTGTTCATTATTCAACAAAATAATTCTTAAAGTGCTTGATTTTTAAATCTATATCGGTTATAATAACTTATACTTAATTGATAGAGAGAGAATCGTAATGAAAGAATTTAAATTTAAACCTAGCACTAAAGTGAAAATCGTATTGGCTGATATCGGTGGATCATTTTACACCACTGTCAAACAAATCCGCGAGGGTACAGGCCAGAATGGTAAATTTAACATAAATGTAAACAATTTATTGATTGGTTTAGAATACAAAAATCGTACTGAAACGATCCTAGGTATCGGTGGTAGATATGATGGTGTTAATATCCAATTAGATATTATTGAAAGTGCTTGATCTTTAAATCTGTATCGGTTATAATAACTTATACTTAATTGATAGAGAGAGAAAAAAATGATTGATAATAGACCTGTTCCAAATCCAATTCCAAAATTTGATTTATTCTCAACCCAAAGCATCGATGAAGTTCTTGAATATACCAAGACACTTTCTGGACAAGAAAGATGTATTGCGACCCAAGTAGCATTGTTGATGTTAAATGCTTGTCACAAAACTGTAGAAGAAGAAATTCTTAGTAAAGAAATATTTGCTTAAAGTGCTTGATTCTTCTAAGCACTTAGATTATAATAACTTATACTTAATTGAGAGAGAAATAAAATGTTAGAATTTATCCAATACTTCGTAGTTTTAGGTTGTTTGTTCTGGTTATTTACCTTAACAGTTGTTGATGTGGTTGACTTTGTTGAATCTAAATTGAAAGGAGAATAAGATGCCTAATTGGTGCTCAAATGATTTACGTTTAGAACATGATGATCCAATTATGATCCAAAGAGCTGTGGCAGCCTTGGAGAACGATAGTTTCCTTCGTGAATTTATACCTATCCCAGCTGATTGTGAATCGGAATATGGCTTCGTAGTGGAAAATTGGGGAACCAAATGGGACGTTGTAGAAGCATATATTTATGAACAAACAGATACTTCAGTCGGGGTGTATTTTGATTCAGCTTGGAGCCCTCCAATAGAAGGATACCAAAAACTTGAGGAACTTGGGTTTACTGTTACAGCTTTTTATTACGAAGGCGGTATTGGCTTCTGTGGGGCATTCAAGGATGGTGAGGAAGATGAATACAGTATCCAAGGTGATTCTAATTGGGTGGAAGAAAATATCCCCAAAGAAATTGATGATTGTTTTGCCATCTCTGAAAATATGGCACTTTACGAAGAGGAAGAAGCAGCATAAATTATCTTTATATTAAATACAGAAGTGCTTGATATTTCTCTCTATCTTATATATAATAACTTATACTTAATTGATAGAGAGAGAAATAAAATGAAAGATTATAAAGTAAGGCAGCCAAAAGAATTTGTTGTAACTTTACCAATGAATATAATCGGGCAGTTATTTATTGTGACTGTTATATTAGTTTCTTTAATAGGAAATTAACATCCAAAATTAGGAAAACGGCAAAGCCTAAAGTCGATAGGATTATGGATACATAGTCGAAGAGGGCAATTTAAATTATAAAGATTGATGTTTTATTTTTAGGATTATTTTGGTTAAAGTGGAGCCCTAGGACCTGCGAAGGAGTTCAATTCTCCTACTTAAAAATAACCATTGGTTGTGGCTTGGTCTGTCTCTATGTTAGGTTCAATTCCTACAGTCTTTATAATTTAATTTGCCACTGTAGCACAATTGGTAGTGCGTCTGATTTGTAATCTCTAGATCGCAGTTTGATTCTGTGGAGTGGCTCCAAATAAAACTGCAACAAAGTGCTTGATTCTTTCTAATCGTTAAGGTATAATAACTTATACTTTGAAATTGAGAGAGAATTAAAATGACTGTATTAGAAATGATGAAACAAGATATTAACAGTGTTAAAGGTTTAGAAGTTGAATATGATTTTGGTGGTTTTGAACCGATTATCGATACCATTGCCAATGTTAGAGTTGACAATTATGATGTGTTGATAAAAAATGAAGAAAAAAGTGTGTCAAAAGTTTATGCGATTTCGTTTAGTGAATTTCCAGATTCATTTTACGTGATGCATAAAGATGTTAAACTTGTTGAAAATAGTTTAATCAATGGTTGATATTTGGTAATACCGATAGTATAATATACACATACTACACTTTGACTGTGGTATTATGGGTTCGAATCCTGTAGGAACTTCAAATGTTGGTCTGATCAACCATTAGAAAACATTACTAGATTTGGGGTTAATTGTCTAGGTAAAAGATGGGGTAAGAGTCCTCAAATTTGCTCTCTAATTTATCGCAGGATGGAGAAGTGGTATCTCGTTGGTCTCATAAGCCAAAGATCGTTGGTTCAAATCCAACTCCTGCTACCAAATGTTGGTCTGATCAACCATTAGAAAGCATCTCCAAGTTGGTGTTTAGGCTTGGATTAAAAGATGGGGTAAGAGTCCTCAAATTTGCTCTCTAATTTTTTTAAACAAAGTGCTTGATATTTCTCTCTATCTTATATATAATAACTTATACTTAATTGATAGAGAGAATTATATAATATGAATAAAGAGAAATATGTTTATAATGTAATGTATTATGATGATTCTTACATGGAAGAACCAAAAATCGCAGGTACTTTTGAAGATGAGCAGACCGCATATACTTTTTCACAGTGAAGGTATGAGTCTGAATTCTATTATATAGAAAGAGAAGTTGTATAATTAAACAGCAATACCCAAAGAGAGAACTTTGACGTTTTTAAAGAAAAAGACTCACAAAACAGACCTTGATGCTGTTAAAGCCTGTTTTATGATTCAATTAACATCTTGACATGCTTGGAAATATAACAAACCGAAAGTGTTCGAATCGAAAAAAGTTTATAAAAGATGTAAAAAAGTGGTTAACAAATACATCTGATTAAAGTATAATAATTTAAATAAGTTATTCCTCTTATCGTCTAGAGGCTTAGGACGCTCTAATTGAGAAACATGGGTTCAAATCCCATCGGAGATTTATTTCTGTCGTCTAGTTTGGGCTAGGACACTCTAGTTGAGAAACATCGGTTCGACTTCGATTGAGAACAATAACTTATTTAATTTGCCACTGTAGCACAATTGGTAGTGCGTCTGATTTGTAATCAGAAGGTTGGGGATTCGAGTTCTCTCAGTGGCTCCAAATAAAAGAGCAACAAAGTGCTTGATTCTTTCTATTCGTTAAGGTATAATAACTTATACTAAATTGATAGAGAGAGAATTAAAATGAGTATAGCTAGTTATGTGTCTTTAGGAATAATCTTTGTTGGTTTCGGTGTAGTTTATTACATCCAATACAAATTGAAACAAATCTTAACTAATTATTATTTGGGTTTGGGAGAGTAAGATGATCGATTGGTCTAAACTAAAAGAGTTTGAAGTTGTATATGAAGCATATGATTACTTCTTTAAAAAAGAAATTGAAGTAAAATATGATTATGTTAAGGCATTTACTGCTGAAGAAGCAAAAGAGATTGCATTATTCAGATTAGGTAATGTTGATATTCTTTCAGTAGAAAAACTCGCATAAAGTGCAACAAAGTGCTTGACACTTTAAACCAATAATATTATAATAAGATATACTAAATTGATAGAGAGAGAATTTATGTTTGAATTGAATGCTGTTGAAATGTTTCCTGAAGTTGCTGAACTTGGTTATATCACTAGACGACAAATTAATGATGTTGTCTCTAAATACCAAACAACCTATCCTAATCACATCTGTAATCAACAAAATGCCCTGAAACGTGGTGTGTTTAAATTTTCTGTTGATCTGGAAATTGATTCTCCTATGATTGAAGAATCAGATGCAGACCTTAATCAAAGGATTGAAGATACCTATACAACCCTTGATACACTTGTAGAAGCAGTGGCGGCAAATAAAGTGAACAGTCTTATTTGTTCTGGTGCTCCAGGATTAGGTAAGTCGTATGAAGTAAATAAAATCTTAAACCAAATCAATAATGGTTCGGAGTTTGGTTATATCTTTCATAGAGGTTTTCTTAAAGCCACTGGTCTTTTCCGTCTCTTATGGGAAAATAAATTACTTGGTCAAACAATTGTTATTGATGATTCTGATGCCATCTTTGGTGATGAAGTTGCTTTGAATTTATTAAAAGCTGCATTAGAATTAAAACCATCTAGAACAATTGGTTGGGGTTCTGAGAAAGAATTCTTTGATGACTTTGGTGAACAAATTCCTAGATACTTTCAATATGAAGGCAATATTATTTTCTTGACTAACCTTAATTTCTCTGAAATGGCGAATGGTAACACAAAATATGCTCCTCACCTTTCGGCTCTTGAATCACGTTCTCTAGTGTTGGACATGAAAATTAAAACCAAACGGGAATTTATTACGAAAATTAAACAAACAGTTAATAAAGGTATGCTTAGGGATAAAGGCATTTCTCCTGAAGAAGATCAAATATTGATTAACTTTATTGAGGAAAATTCTGATAAAATGAAAGAATTATCTCTAAGGGCTGTTGAAAAATTGGCTGTTCTTTATACCATGAATAGAAATGATTGGAAAAAATTAGCAAAAACTGTTATGCTAAAGTAACTGAATAATTAACTGTTGAGCTATTGATTAAGTCTCTCTCCTTATGATATTTGCTCCAGTTTTTATAGCAAGAGGACACCTGACTCTCTCCAGATGTTTTCTTGCAAAACCTGAGCCATTGTATCTTGTTCTCTCTCACGAGGTGCAGTGGTCTCGTTTTGAGTCTAATTTGACTCATATTGGGATGTTTACATCCCCTCTGGTAAATCATTAAAAAGACTCTCTCCTTGTTGATGATTTACCTCCGTTTTTTTTCCGGAAGCCATGTAAGGCTTTTTAGGGTGTTTGGTTGTAGAAGCAATAATTTCCTCTTGCAGACGGGAAATTTAACAAATAACCTATTCCTTTACTGAATGATAAACAACTAACAGTGACCTCTCTCCACTAGTTTATCGTTCAATCCTAACATCTCTCCTGATGTGATATCTGACCGGAATAAACATCCGGTCTTTTTTTCCCGCGTCCTTTCTTTTCAAAAAACTTTCAACAAAGTGCTTGATTCTTTCTATTCGTTAAGGTATAATTAATCATACTTTGAAATTAAGAGAGATAAGCAATGATTAAAGTTTATGAGGTTTATAACAAGTATATGGGGATGGGTATTAAGATGAATGATTATACTAAAGTGAAATTGATAGAACAATATCTTACCGAACTTGATCTTAGAATACAATCAAGGTATCAAGGAAGTGAATTCGATCAGAACGTTGGTTATGGATACGAAATTGTATCAAAAGAAATAAAAGAACTTCTTGATGGGAAACCAAGGTTTTAAAGTACAGCAAAGTGCTTGATTCTTTCCATTAGATTAGATATAATAAATCATACTAATTAATAAAGAGAGATGAAAATGAAATATTCAACGGCAAAGGTTATCTTAGACAAGATGATGACAGGCAAAGAAATAAAATTACGAAAAAGCAAATTTGGTGGTATCTCAGAAAAAACTTGGAACATGTTGCTCGATACTGTCTTCTGGGAATATGGATTAGAGAAAATGCAGTATCTTGTTGTCCCCGAATCGGATAACATAAAAGAACATGTTATTGTATCGTATCGAGATAAATTAATCTCAAATAAAGTTTTTTTGTATTAAAATATACCATTCCGGAGAGAATAAAATGTTGATAAAATTAGAAGATTTAAAAGGCTGTTCAGTTTCTTACCACACTGGTGGAATAATGTTTGCTGGTGAAGATGAAGTTCATCCGGAAGGATGGTATCTTTTCCTTGAAGGCGAAGGTGCTGTCGAAGTTAATGTCGATTTATCTTCAGTTCCGTATGATGTCTTAACAGCGTAAAGAGAGATGAAAATGACTAAAAATATTAATGAACACAAAAAAAGAGAAGTCGCTTATAAAATGTTTGAATATGAACATACCGAATAAGGTTGGGATATTGAATGGTGTGAATCTGCATGGCAAAGTATTGCTGATATTCAAGATAAGTATATCAAATTTGCTGAAATTGCTTTTGGAATAGATTAAAAGTGCTTGACATCTTTCGTTAGATTTATTATAATAAGTCATACTAATTAATAAAGAGAGAGATTTGAAATGACTAGACAAGACCAATTTCAAGAAGAATTAAAAGCATTACTAGGCAAGTATGATGTTGAGATATCACTTGAGCAAGTTGATTTTGATGTGAATGTAATAGAATTTTATTCTAAGCCAGAATCTTATGAAGACAACGGAACTCCTATCGGTGATATTGATTTTCAATGCAGATGTTTTGATAAGGATGGAGAATAACATGAACGAACAAATTGTATTTAATACTTGGAAGGAATGGTAATCAAAGTTTCTTGATGACGTTGGTAGTTATGAACAGTTTATGAGGGTTTATTACGGAGTTAACGTATTATTAGATAATGATGGAAATCTAAAAAATTTTGAAATTATTAATGAACGAAAGTATTCAAGATTATGGGATCATATTTAAAATGAACAAACGAGAATTGCATAAAGAGATGTTAGAGTTGAAACGATCCCTTAACTTTGAATTAAGTGTGTGTCATTTGCTTTATAGTCAAACTGGTAAACGCTCAGACCAAGAACAAAAGTCAATAATCAGCAAACGAGAATATGCTCTTAACAGAATTCCTGAGATACTAGAACAATTAAAAAGTGCTTGACACTTTCCATTAGATTTATTATAATAAGTCATACTAAATGAAAAGAGAGAAATGTGATGAATGAATACACTGTAATTTTAGATTGTGATGATTACCCAGATTACATAACTTTCATATTAGAAGCAGAGAACTTCGCAGATGCAGAAGCAAAGGCATTAAAAGTATATGATCTTAACTGCTACATTATTTCAATCACTCGCAAACAAGGACCTTATTAAGGAGTAAATGATGACTTATTTTTTCTTGTTTGTTCTTATTATCGGTCCTGCAATTACTATCGTTTTCTGTTTATTAGGAATATGGGAAAACAACCGTGCAGCGAAATCGATTGCAAAGTTTGAAGAATTAAAAAAAAAGGAATTTAGGGGTTGACAAAGGCAAATAAAGACTCTATAATATACACATACTAACTAGGAGCAGAACATGTCAATAGAAACTTATCAAGCAATGAACACAGAAGACCTACACGCTGTCTTCAGCGACTGGTACAAGGATGTAAACGGAATCCGTCCACGCCACATCGCGTCAAACGACCGCGAATCGATCCTAGATTGGATCGCATACGAATTAACTCCTGCGATGCAAGAACAGCGTCAAAAAGAATTCGAAGCATGGGAAAAGGATTTTGAAGACCGTTGCCGCGAATATGACGAAGCTTGCAAGGTTTGAAGAAAATCAAAAGTGATCAAGTGCTTGATTCTTTATTCTGATTTAGTTATAATAAGTCATACTAATTAATTAAGAGAGATTTAAAAATGACTGATTTAACTGTGAAATTATCGCCTCCATGGATTCGTATGGATATCTATCAAACCGAAGATAGAGTAAAATTAGTTAAAGATTATCTTCACACGTATTCGGTTATTCCTTCTTTTGAATCTGATAAAAGTAATCCTGAGGAAGCTTTTGACCTTACCAACAATCCTTCTAGACAAGAGGAAAGAGAAGCTAGTTATGGACTTCATCGTTCTGTGAGCGTTGGTGATGTAGTAGAAGTTGATGGTATAGATTTCTTATGTGATTCTGTTGGTTGGGTACAATTATGATTAATTTATCTGAAAATCAATTAGTGTTTATTGAATCTTATGGTAAATGCATTTCTCTAGTGGACGAAGAAACTTTAATAGAATTTTTTAATGCAGGAGATAATTACATGAACGTAAATTCAGGATCTCATATAATGGATTGTTGGTGTTTATGGCAAAGTGCAGTAAGCTATACCCAAATAACTGGTTGTTAAATGAAAATCAAATGTACAGATAAAAAAGAATTATGTCCAGCGTATTTAACACCCAGTAAAGTCTATGATGTTGTAAGTGTGATTAATGAGGATTTAGTTGTTATTATAGGCGATCATGGGCAGCGGGTTCCAATCTTTATCCTTGAGTCTTCTCATACTGGTTTTGAGCCATGGGAAATTGTAGAATGAAAAAATTTGTATTAGAAATAACTTGCGAAAATGACGTATTTCAAGGATGTGATACCAATCTTCATTGTGAAATAGCAAGGATATTAGAATCTGTTTCCAAAGAACTTTTGTATCATGGCAATACCAAACAAGTCATTCAAGATTTTTATGGAAATCGTGTTGGGTATGCTGTATTGGTTGAGGATCAATAATGAGAAAGTATATTGAAGAAGCAAAGGAGAGAATAAACTTTTTATCCCCTTTAATGTTAGAGAAAAATAGATTTTACCGTAGAAATAGAGTTATTGATCTTGCGTGTTCTATCTATGTAAATGATCCAGCTAATTTTATAAAATTGTATTCGTGGGCTACACCTGATATTGTTACGACAGAAGATCGGGCAATTCATTTTGGTGTATCTATTGGGACGCAAGTCGGGTGGATTAAAAGTGAGGTAACTAGTCAATATTTCGATGAAGTAGCGAGAGTTAAGTGGATTTTTAAGAAAGAATATAGCGAATTGCGAGGTGAAGAATAAATGACTGAACAAGATCATATAACTTCTTATTATGAGGATTTACGCACATCACCACCAAAACGAGAGCCTTTGAGTGATGAAGAACTAAGCACACTTGCAACCGATGATCTTTATGACTGCACATACACAACATCTGTATTTGCTTATAAAGAGTATGCTAGAAAAATAGAAAAAGCACATGGGATAGGTGAATTATGGAAGCGAAAGTAGATTTCAAAGAATTAATGATTATGGTGATGGTAGAAGCTCATCGCGGACAAGTCGATAAATCTGGAAAACCTTATTATCTTCATCCCTTAGCAGTTATGGAACTTCTGGATACGAAAGATGACGATCTAAAAATCATCGCTCTGGGACACGATCTTATAGAAGATACCATGGTTACAGAAAAGAAATTACGTTCTTTAGGTTTTTCTGAGAGGGTTATACGAGGTATTGTTGCATTAACAAAAGTTGATGGTGAGTCTTATGAGGAATACAAAGATAAGGTAAAAGCGAACAAAGATGCAGTAATTGTTAAAATGGCTGATCTACATCACAATATGGATTTGAGTCGATTAGTATCTGTGACCGAAATCGATAAACATCGTCAAGAACGGTATAAAGAATTTTATGCTGAATTAAAAGAAGTGGTTGACATCTTTCGCTAGATTAGTTATAATAAGTCATATTAAAACTAAAGAGAGATAAAAATGACTTTTGTATTATTAGCGTTAATGTTCGACGGTACTCTTACCACTCAATACTTCCAAGATAAAACTTCCTGTGAAAAAGTCTTAGAACAAAAGATTGATGCAGGAAGATATAAATTATATGATGAAATAGATTGTCTTTCTATTAAACATAAATGAAAATGTCTATGTTCTTCTTATTAAAAATTCTCCTAATATATTTTATCTTTTGTAAGATTGTCCGATTCCTTATCCATTTTTCTTTTATTAGAAAAGATTAAACAACTCTCCCCTAGGAAACTACACGAAAAAATTATTTGAGTACTTGCAAGAAAAGAGTTATGGTGTTAGATTAGAATATGGAAAACTATTCTTGTATACCGATTCAAACATTAAAGTATTAAAGTTAATAGATGGATTAAATTATACAGGTAATTATGAAATTATATTAATTGATAATGGAAAATATGAAATTAGGAGTATATTATGAATAAATTATTAGAACTTGCAGCGGAAGCAGAGCGATCAGCTAATTTGGGCAATGCAATCGACATAAAATTAATGATGAATAATTATGCATTAATGATTATTGAAGAAGCATTACAAATTGTTTATGATGAAATTCAGTATGAATTATCTGAAGAAAAAGCAGATGAAATTATATTGAAGGTAGGCACATATTTTGGAATTGAATCTTAAGCTTCCTGATGGTGGTATCGAGTATATCGCAACAGATAGTGATGGTGAAGTTTATGGTCATTTCTCTAAACCTTCACTTAGGGGAAATGGATATTGGGTTGTATCCAGAGACGATAGCATATTATTAGGTACAATTGAGTTTAAGGGCGATTTTAAAGATTAATTAGTTGAGGTTAAAGAATGAACAAAGATTTGAGTTTGGACGAATTGTATAAAGAGCAGAAAGATGGTAAATCTAAGATATCTTTAGTTGAACCTAAAAGTGCTGAAATTACTGTCCTAGTAAATGGTGATGTTGTTTGGGAAGATAGTATTTGGTATTTTTCTGATAAGAATAAAATATATACTAATTTTGATGATCCATTGAATATTCGATATATCTTTGACAAAGATGGTAAGTTGAAATCTGTTACAATGTTGGATATTAATGATGTTAAATTTAGAGATATAGTAGAATGAATATTAAATTTGCTGAAATACTTTCAAATATCCTTGGAAGACATATAGAATGGGTATATGATGCTCCAGGAACACTTTATATGACATTAACAAAAAAAGAATTAGATATATTTGTTGAAAAGATTGTTAAAGAATGTGCTAAAATTGCTCTAGGTGATAGTGGTCTTGGTGATTATAAAAGAGCTAGGGAAAGTGCAATGGCGGATATTTTAAATCATTTTGAAATAGCAAAAATTGAAAACTTAAAAGATAGAACTTGGATAGAATAGGAATTAAAAGATGATTGAATTATTAGAAGAAGAAAAGAACGATCTATTAACATATTATAAATCATATGTTATTGATGAACAGGATAGCAGACCAAAATTCACCTTTGATTGAGGAACACGAAAATGAAACATAAACATTGTGATTTAATAAAAGCATGGGCAGATGGAGCAGATATTCAATATTATGATACATATACTTATAATGGTATCTGGAGAGATGTTGCTAGTAGAGATTTAACTTGGCATCCTGAAACAGAATACCGAATCAAACCCAAGAATGAATTTTTAAAATTTAGAAATGCTTTATTAAAATTCCGTGATGAAAGCGTTCTTATTCACGTGTATTATCCAAGAGATTATGAAAGAATAGAAGAGGCAGATTATTTTATTAATTGGATTGGTGAAGAACAAACAGTAAATATTGGACAGTTACGACAATGATAAAGTATAAAAAAATTATATTTGAAAAGGATCCAAATATTCTATTTTATGTTCCAGAAGGATTTGAACATGATTTTGAAACATTTAATTTTGAAACATATTTAAATGCTGATGTTGTGATTGATACAAAAACCAACACTTTAATAAAATGCAGACGTTCTTTAGAAGATGTATTTGATAATTTTTATAAAAGTTTGGACAGTTACGACAATGACTAAAGAAGAATTGTTAGTATACAATCGGTTACTAAAAGAATTAGAATGTGCCTCTGGTGTAGGTAGTATGGCAAATTTTTGGTTAGATAAATTAGAGCAGTTTGTAATCATTATGAATATAAAAGACACCAAAGCCGTACCTTTAGATAAATTTGAAATATTATAATAGAGGTTAAAATGGGCATAACAAAAGTTACTGTAGAAAAAGTTTGTTGTGATAGATGCGGTTCTGAAAAAGATACTAGAGATACTAGCGGTCGAGAATGGGGATATACTGAAATATCATATAGAGGCAATACAGGTGGTAGAGATATGTGGGGTAATGGTGCTGGTTCTGAGCATAACGGATTAGTATGGATATGCTTATCTTGTACTAAAGAATTTTTAAAATGGTTTCATGAATATGAAAAGGGTGTTTAAGATGCTTCTTAATAAAGAATTAGGTGTTGAAGCAGACTTATCATATGAAGACCCAAGATATCCAATTTTGGTATTGGATAGTGAAAGATTCGGTAAGGTTGGATATTGGTTAGATTTAAGTAATGGTGAATTGACTAGAACCTGTATTTGCCATGCTTATTGTGAAACAGAATGTTTATGTGGATCTTTTTCTTATTACGAAAATAAAGAGGACGATTGTTATGGCTACATCTAAAATAGATAAAATAACACTATCAGAAAAATGTGATAGCGATTGGAGAGCAGAAATAGAATTTATAGATTCTGAAAAGAATATGTGGTATATGCGTTGTTCTGGGGATACTCCAGAAATAGCACTTTCAAAAATTCTTAAATGTTATTCTGACGAAGACTCTTGGGATAGTTATGGGTGGATTATAATATGATACCACCTAAAGTTCTTGACTAATAGCATACAACAAAGTATAATAAGTTATACTTTTAATTTTAGGATATGAAATGTTTAATGGTGAAGAGAGTTTATTTCTTTCTGTATATCTGGAAACCAGATTAGATAAAATTGAAGCAGATACAAGTGAGAAAATAATATGAAATTAAATAAAGATATGTTAGAACGAGCTAATGCGTGTGCTGAGGGGATCGATTTCTGTGAACGGAATAAATTATTTGGATTTCCATTAGATCGTTTAGATGAAGTTCAAGGCGATTATGAGTATTTTGTAAAATGGTTAAAGTGTAAAAATTTTGATCAAAACAATAATATCATCAGAACTGATACTTCTTCTGGATATTGGGAAACAAAAGAATATGATCAGAATAATAACCTGATTAAGTTTGAAAATTATTATGGGTATAAGATAACAAAAGAATATGATCAGAATAATAACCTGATTAAATATTCTGACTCTAATGGTTATTGGGAAACAAAAGAATATGATCAGAATAATAACCTGATTAAATATTCTGACTCTAATGGTTATTGGGAAACAAAAGAATATGACCAAAACAATAATGCGATAAGAATTGTTAAATCTACTGGGTATTGGGAAACAAAAGAATATGACCAAAACAATAACGCGATAAGAATTGTTAAATCTACTGGGTATTGGGAAATAAGACAATACGACCAGAACAATAACCTGATTAAATATTCTGACTCTAATGGTTATTGGCAAACAAAAGAATATGATCAGAACAATAACTTGATTAGAGTTGATCATTCTTCGGGGTATTGGGAAACAAAAGAATATGATCAGAACAATAATATCATCAGAACTGATACTTCTTCTGGATATTGGGAAACAAAAGAATACGATCAGAATAATAACTTGATTAGAGATGATACTTCTTCTGGATATTGGGTAACAACACAATACGATCAGAACAATAACTTGATTAGAGTTGATCATTCTTCGGGGTATTTGGAAACAAGACAATACGATCAGAATAATAACTTGATTGGACATCAGAATTCTTTTGGAAAGTCTGAAACACATGAATCGGAATTTTATGACAATGGACAATTAAAAAGATATGATGATTTAATTATTCCATACTTTGAACCTATTGCTTGACTAATTTCATACATCGAGTTATAATAGAATATACTTTTTAAAATGAGATAATGTTATGAAATTGAATAGAGAGATGTTACTTAAAGTAAAAGCTTGTAAAGAGGGAATTGATTTCTGTGAAAGAAATAAATTGTTTGGATTTCCTTTGGATCGTTTAGGGGAGGTTCAAGGCGATTATATTAATTTTGTAAAATGGTTAAAAGATAGAACCTTTGATAGCAATAATAACCTGATTAGAGTTGATAAATCTACTGGGTTTTGGGAAACTTATCAATACGATGAAAACGGCAATCGAATTAGAGTTGATTCTTGTAATGGAGACTGGATAAAATATCAATATGACCAGAATAATAACCTGATTAGAGTTGATAAATCTACTGGGTTTTGGAAAACTTATCAATACGATGAAAACGGCAATCGAATTAGAGTTGATAAATCTACTGGGTTTTGGAAAACTTATCAATACGATGAAAACGGCAATCGAATTAGAGTTGATTCTTGTAATGGAGACTGGATAAAATATCAATATGATCAGAATAATAATGAAATAAGATATGATTATTCTTCTGGATATTGGGTAACAACACAATACGATCAAAATGGCAATCAAACCAGAATTGATTATTCTGATGGGGACTGGTCAAAATATCAATATGACCAGAACAACAATCTGATTAGAATTGATGATTCTGATGGAGGTTGGGAAATATACGAATCGGAATATTATGATAATGGACAATTAAAACGGTATGGCGATTTAATTATTCCATACTTTGAACCTATTGCTTGACTAATTTCATACATCGAGTTATAATAGAATATACAATTTAATAGGATACATATGTTATACGATGAATTTATAGAAAAATATGGTGATGTAGTAGTAACATTTTCCTCTTATTACAAATACCGATTTAGGTATTCTGGTGTGTTAAAAAATGGTTGTACGATCATTGTAGAAATAGGTGGTGATACTAGTGATATTTACAGAATGGAAGTTCTAGTCGGTGACTCATATACTATCAGAGAGTTAGAACCTAATGGTGGTTGGATGAATGATCAAGGTGGATTTCTTATTGAAACTTTTTATTTGGATTAATTATGTTTACTGACCAAGAACAATGGAAAACTAAAGATACTATGATAGAATCATTAAAATCGAATTTGGATACTATGAGGAAAATGATTGAGCAACAAAAATCTGAAATAGAAATTCGTGATGATTTACTACAAAGATGTTGTAGAACTTTAGAAGATATTGGATTGCAAAATAGAGATATATATAAAAAAATTCAATCTGTTATAAAAAAACAATGGTATGACAATATACCTGAACATGGAATTTTAATTAAACACAAAGAAGATGGAGATATTAGTGTTACTTATGGTGCATTTTTAAATATCAACGAGTTTGAACCATTAACTAACGAAGAAATTGAGGCATTCAAGCGATGAGCAAATTAGAAAAATTTTTACGAAAAAAACAAGAACTGGAAAATGAAATAGCATTCTTTGATCAAATAATTGATAATTCTCGTCATTTTATAATGAAAGCTTATGGATCAGAATGGAATTTTTCTAAACATAATAATGTTTTATACGATGATATTATAAACTTAATGTACATAGAAAGGCATAATCTAAGAGGAAAACTTTTAGATATAAAATGTACTATTGTTGAAATAGAGAAATTGTTGTGAATAAACCCAACCAAAATTTAGTTGCTAGAAAATCGATAAAACTATTACTCAAATCTCTCCTTGCAACCGAAGATGATCTTCCATTAAAATCTGAAGCATTAGTTGCAGAAGCAATAATACTTCTACAACAATTAGATGAATTTGATATGAAACATAATCCAGAAGACCTTAAAGAAAAATTCCTTGAGGTTAGAGAAATCTTTTATGGCAAATTATAATGAATAAATTAAACCCACCTGAATATTTTGAATGTACTTTCCCCATATTAGAAGAAACATCAAAAAAATATACTGAGGTTGAAAACTTACCTAAAGATAAAAGATGGGATGAATTTATTCCTTTGCCTGATGTAATAGGAATCACTTTACCTAAAGATATGGAAAATTATTCAAAAGGAATTTCTTCATACGGAAAACAACAAGCCCAAAATTATCTTCTAATGAACGGTTGGGAAATTATTCGTGTAGTGAAGCCACTTAACAAAGAAATTTATGTAACACTACAGGATATGATTAAGTATTGTATTGAAACTTTTGGTTTTGGTGGGTTGTATGAATCATTAACTGATAATGATTGGAGTTGGTGTTATTTTAGTCAATATGGATATTGGTCATTTTATTTTGAAACAATATCTGATGCTGAACAATTTTATTTAGAGGGTATGCCTAATTCTCACAAAAAGGAAATATGATGGAATGGTTTATAATATTAGCTGTATTTATCCCTTTAGGGTTTTGTTTTATTACTTTAGTTGGCTTGGTTATAGAATTTATTGCTTGGTGCGATAACCAACAAATAATCAAAAAAGAATATTTTGCAGATGATGAATAAAAGTGCTTGACCTTTTTTATAAGGTTAGGTATAATAACTCATACTTAAAATTTAATAAGAATACAAAATGACTACAAGAGAAAAAGCAATTCAAATAGCGATCAGATACCATTTTTGTGGAGTTGATTCTGGTGAGCTAGAAATCTATGAGAAGTTACAAAACTGGGTTGATGATCAAGTTTGTAATCGTATACCATTTTGTGATTCTATGAGAAAATTTCCTGATGCTGAAGTTTGGCTTTTATATGAAGAATTTTCTTCTGAAAATTCTTTAGATATGGTTGATAACTTGATTTTTGATATAGAAAATAACTTTCCTGCTTAGTAGGTGTGTGTGAATAAAGTAATTAGAAAGGGTAAAGTAGCAGTTCTTGTAAGTCCAGGTTTTGGTGCTGGTTGGTCTACATGGATTGGTGATGATGATGATTCATTAGAATCAGTTTTTGATCCCGTTGTTGTGAAAGCAGTTGAAGATGGCATTCTTCATGAAGACATTTTACTATATCTTAAAGAAAAGTACGAAAATGGGTATTTTGGTGGATATTATCAGTTGGTTATAGAATGGGTTCCTGTAGGTCAAAAATTTCGTATAGAAGATTATGATGGTTCAGAATCATTAATTTTTGAAGAAGATTTGGATTGGATTACAGCGTAATGGATAAAATTATATTAAAATTGATGAAAGCAGACTACCATATCCTAGTGTTGTTAAACAAACAGTTTGTAAAAATTGTGGAGCTATGTTAGAATACGTTCCAGCAGATATACAAACGCGAAAAGAAAGCGACTATACTGGTGGCGTAGATACTATAAGATTTATTAGTTGTCCTCCTTGTGGTCATAAAAATACAGTAAAATAGGATTAAAATGATTAATAAAATGTGTGCATGTCTGGGACCGATGTATAACGAACCATATTGTCCATGTAAAATGGTAGATCAAAATTTAGAACGAAGTGATGAATATAAAGAATACATGCTACCTGAAAATGTAGAAAAACGTAATGCAGAATTAAAAATTCAACTTGAAAACTGCATGGAGATAATGAAAAATTCACGAAAAGATTAAAGAAAATCTGAAAAATGACTATAATTGAACAACATAACGAAAACGATAATGATTAAAATTTTACAATTCTTATGGCACGGATGCTGGCACAACTGGGAACTCAGTAGCACTGGCGCAAAATCTATTGATGGTAGACCTAACGGATTATACTATATTTTTAAATGTTCTAACTGTGCTAGAATAGAAGAACGAAATAAAGGATGGTAGCATGAACCTAAAACAGTTATATGATATCATAGAACGTGATATTATAATGTGTGAACAAACTAATCGTAATCCAGAATCCATTCGTGTTTGTATTCCAATTCAAAAGGCAGGAGCAATTGCTGGTACACCGTGTATGGATATAAAATGGGCAAACAAAGGATTTGATTGGGATGATAATAAGTTTATGATATATCCAGAAGAAGATTTAAGTTTGACAGATCCTAATGATTTTGATAAACTAGCAGATATGAGATCAAAATTAGATTGGAAAGAATCTGAGATTTATAATCTTAAAAGTGATATTAAGAAACTTGAAAAGAAATTAAAGGAACCCAGTGATGAACAAAAAGATTGAAGAACTTGCTATGGAAAGTTGCTTGCACGGTTATATGGTGCATTTATATACTGTCTATGCTCCAGATGGGTATAGAGTTCCGCTCGAGAATCGAATGATATCCGTGGAAAAGTTTGCCGAGTTGATTGTTAAAGAATGCATTAAAATCTGCAACCATACAGGACATGATGTTTCCAATGGTGGTAAACTTATACCATTAGAATTTTATGATAAGGCAGAAGATGATCTAGGAGAAGTTGCATGGTTGTGCGCAGATAAAATTAAAGAACATTTTACGATTAAAACATGATTTTAGCCATTATACCGATATTTTTGGCTGGTATTCTTATTGGTATTGCTATATCAATGTTAGTTTTTCATATTTCACAGGATTAAAGATGAATTATTTTGAACAAGAGTTGTTAGAAAAAGACCATTTAAGTTTTTATGATCGAGATTTATTGGGATGTATAGCACGAAATTTACGAACTGGTATGTCCAAAAAAATACAAATACTGCAAGCAAATGTAATTGAAAAACGTCTTACATATCCTGAGAAAAGACCTGTTGCTTGGATGTATGATTTAGCGAAATATGGTACTCCTGTTGAGGTTATATTCGATAATGTCACTACATCAGAAGAAATTGCTCATGGTGTATATGATGTAGCATTTAACATTAGACCTTTATATAGAGAAAATACAGATGAGTAAAGAAAGAGAGTTACTTTATAGATGGTACAAAGGAGCACGAGATACGGATGATTTTAGCGAGTTATATGATAAAACCGAAGAACTCCTAGCCCAACCTGAGCCAGAGCCTACAACAGATAAACAAACTTCAGTTTCTATGGCTGCTGTTATGCCTAACGGTGTTTCCGTTAGTAATGTCTATGATGCTTATGAAGCGGGTAGAGCTTCTGTAATGGTTGAGTCAGAACCCGAGCCTTTAACGCCACGACAAGGTTTAAAAGAATTTAAAAAAGGTTATGCACAAGCCGAGCAAGATTTAAAACGTGAGCCTTTAAGTGATGAAGCTATCTGCGAGATATTATTAAAGAAAGAATGGAAAGGGTTTGTACAGTTAGTGCGGATTATAGAAAAAGCACACGGCATTGGAGGTGGGGAATGAATAAAGATAAACTTATTGAAGCATTAGAAACAGCATTGGCTGAACTAAAACGGCCAACTATAAGTTTTACACCACCAAAACGAGAGCCCGTAGAATTAGAAGATGTTATAAAACAAATCCATGATAAATGCTACCAAACATCATTCGATACTGCTCCTGTCATAACAGTAAGGGATGCATTAACTATATTCAGAAACTATTTGAAAAGTAAAAGAGATATACTATAATGTTAGATTATTGTGGTGAAGTTGAGTTTTATCCGTATGATGGAGATAATGATAATTATAATTCATACGAGCCCAATTTGGGTGGTGCTGAGTTTGCTAAAATGTATCATAAGTCATCAAGAGCCCCAAAACATTTTATACCAAATTCCCATTATTATGATAGTTGGCAAACTTTTGAATGAATTATTGAAAGAGAGACATGTTATTCAATTTTAAGAAACAATATTTGGATGAATATACCAAAAAAGATTGTCAGAGAAGTTAAAGAAACTAAAACGTTAGTATATTTCCCTATATTTTCTAAGATTTATACTACAGCGATAGAAAAACATCACGGTATAGGAGCATAGCGATGAGTAAAGAACGAGAGTTGTTAAAGAAAGCTGCTCAAATAATTGAAACAATTACGCCAGATGATGAAGCGTGTGAATTTATAAACGAAGTAGAGGAACTCCTTGCTAGACCCGAGCAAGAACCTGTGGCTTGGAAAGACAAAACTTACGGTAATTTATATAAGGTAGATTACGGCAATTCGATACCACTATACCTAGCACCACCAAAACGCGATCCTATTGATCTTGATCAAGTAGATAATCATTTAAAAATCTGCGATCTAAGTGAAGATTATCGAGATGGTTATTCTGATGGCATAATATATGCTGAAAGAGAACATAAAATCAGAGGTAAATATGAATGAAATTAGATTAGATGTTGGGCAATTAGACATTATTCAAAATGTATTATCTAAAATACCCCATAAAATGGATAGCTTTTTCTTAAGACAATCATATAATAGTTTAGATTCTTCTGTTCTTACTGTAGAATTTGAATGTAAGATGGGAGATATTGAAGGAACATTTTCAACTGTTATAGAAAAGTGGTAATGAGTACAACATTAACTATATCTAATAGAGATGGTATATGTTATAATTGTAATATGAGATTTAAAATTACAGAACCTGGTAAAATATATACTATAATATGTAATGAAGGGGTTCATACTATAACATATTCATCATCCAATACTGAAATAAGAGGGTATAATTTTGATAGGGTTCTTGTTGAAAAATATGCTAAACTCATGCCAAAACCTAAGTCTTATTATAATAAAAGAAAGAATCAACCTGCTTATACAGGTTTGCTCAAACATTATGGGAAGAATAAATGAATAGTGAATTAATTAAAGAATTAGCTCTTAGAAGTTATATAACGGTTGGTGATTATTCATATTGTGAAACTGTATTAGACCCAACAAAGTTTGCCGAGTTGATTGTAAATGAATGCGCTGAACAGATTATAGCAAAGGGGACAGACTGGATTGATTTTGCGCCTAGCCAAACTGGAGTTAGACCAGAGTATTGGGATATGGCTCAACAGATTAAACAACATTTTGGAGTAAATTATGAAACTATATGGTTATGCTTGGGAAATAGCAGAAATTTATAAAACAGGAAAATTAAATGACCTTAAATGAATTGATGGCTGACCATTACCACCCCAATGCTCCTGAATATCAAAGTAAATTGGCTTTAGCATTTTACCCTGCTAACATTGAACACACCACAATCAATTTTGTTATTGGTAAAGAAATGATTTTACAAATCACAAAAGATGGTTTAATTTATAAAGGAACTCTAATAGAAGATGCTGGAGAAGTTTATAAATTATTTACTCAATATTTAAATGATTATAGCATGCGATGAACAGAGAATTATTAGAAAGGGCATTAAAATGTCTTGAAGAAGCCCATCATATAATCGAACATAGGCAAGATGCGATTAAACGTGGTATTCTTATAGAGGAAATTTCAAAATATCTATCGGAACCTGATGGGAATAACATTTACATAGTAACTGCATATAGGTTTGGTGATAAGCATAATCATAGCTATGTTGTTGGTTCATTTTCTACAAAAGAAGAAGCTATTCGTCAAGCAAAAATTGAAGAGGAATGGCGAGGTGGAAAATATGACTGTGAGGTTATTGCTATGAGATTGAATGAGTCATTAAAATATAAAAATTATGAAATAATTTATAAAAAAAGTGCTTGATCTTTAAATCTTAATCGGTTATAATAGCTTATACTTAATTAATTGAGAGAAATGACATGGAACAATTTCCAAGCAATTTTAGTTTAGAAGAAATGCTTCATTTTGGAGATTTTCCTGAACAATTGGTAAACAAAATTTATGAATTGTTAGATGATATAAAAGATCTTAATGATTGCAAATATAATTATGCGTGTTCAATTGAAGAATTAGAAGAAGAAATTGAGATACTTTTAGACCGTGAATATGGTTTACAAGAAAAAATTGATGAATTGACAAGGGAATTAACTAATGCAAAATGTAGAATATGATAATTTTATTGGAATATATGATAATTTTTTCTCAGAACAATTTTGTAAAAATTTAATCAATACATTTAAATGGTGTTCAGATAATAATAGGGTATTTTATAGAAATAATGAAGAATCTCTAAGATCAGATTCAGCAATTTATTTAACAGAACAATCAACAAAAGAAATTGCATTTTCAATTGATTATCTTGGAGATTCTTTAAAAGAATTTAATAATACATTTTGGAATTTTTGCTACAAAGATTATTCAAAAAAATATAGCACTTTGTCATCGTATGGTAATCGTACAATTTTTGAATATAAAATACAAAAAACAGAACCAACTCAAGGGTATCATTCTTGGCATTGTGAAGATACAAGCAGGATCGCTTCTAATAGAATAGGTGTATATCTTTTATATTTAAATGATATTGAGGATGGTGGTGAAACAGAATTTTTATATCTTTCTAAAAGAATTAAACCTAAAATGGGAAAATTGCTTATATTTCCGCCAAATTATCCTTGGACACATAGAGGGAATCCTCCTTTATCTGGATCTAAGTATATTATGACTGGTTGGATTGAATTTAATTGATTGGAGTAAATAATTGAACACTAGATTATTAGAACTTGCTAAAAAAGCAGGTTTTCATCATCGTTATGATGAATATCAAGACATTTCATATGTAACTAATGAAGAATTATTTGAACAGGAAAGACATGTAAACGATAAGCGTCTTATAGAAATATTAACTCCATTTACTGAGTTGATTATTAAGGAAACATTAGAGGTAGTTCGTGATGAAGTACAGTATGCTTTGGATGATTACTTAGCGGATACTATTGATCTTAGGGTTAAAGACTATTTTGGAATTGAATAATGAAAATATCAAGCGTTGGAAAACGAGTATATGAAGAAATTGAATTTGATGATCCAGAGTTTAAATCATCAAAGTTTAGAAGATTTACTGATGTAGTATGGGAAGAATTATCTTATAGTTCGGATTGTTCTGGTCATTGGTCGGTAATTGCCGAACCTGAATTATTTGAAGAGGCATATCAGGAATGGAATAAACCAAGATGTAGTGTATGTAAAACACAAGAAAATGTACAATATGTTGGTGGGTATCAACCTTATCTTTGTGGTGACCCAGATTGTATTCCATTTTGAGGATTAAATAATGAATAGATTTGAAAGGTGGTTCTTAAAACGAATATTCAAAAAGCAAGTAAAACAAGGACCTTGGCGTCATTTACACATTATTGAACTCTATATGCTAATTAGAGAATCAGTAGAAAATGAGTTTACCGAAGATAATCCGTTAGACTTATACCGTTTTTTAATGAATCGTTTTTACGAAAGTGTGGCTGACTTAAAATGAATGAAATAATTAATAAGTTTTTATTAGACGATGATCTTAACTCTTTGACAAGAGATGAGGTTAATGTTGATCTTAACCATGAACAATCAATATTATTGAATGTACAGTTACTAGCAATCATTTCTGATATTAGGTTCTATTTGGATAATGTAAACCTATCTGATACACAAATAATCTCTGACCTTAAATCTATATTGGAGAGTTAACATGACTCCGATATATAAAAAAGTATTTGATTCACCATTACTCGCCGAGTTAAATACTCTGGCGCAGAAAGAATGGATGTTATTGAACTCTATTGATTTGACTAAAGAAGAGTTTCAAGAACTTTGGGACATATTTCATGATCCTGAATATCATAAAGATAAATTCCACCCTGATCATGATATGGATCTACATTATGCCAAGGTGACAATTACTGTTGATGGTATGAATGGTATCGAATATGTTAATCAGATGGTTAAACCTGAAAAACCAAAGGGATGGATAAAATGGTAACATTAGTATTGATCTATAGTCTGAAGTCGCTGTATAATCATAACGTAGATTCTATTATTGTGCCGAATCTAAAAGTACCTTTGTGTCAGGCACTTGGTACTAAAATAACGCAGGATTTGAAACACATGAATCCTGATATTGAAATTAACTTTTACTGTGAGTAAACATGGATAAAGATACTTTGATTGGTGGGATTTTTATGGTTATTATTGTAGGTATTTTTATTGGAGCAATTGTCTATGAAGAGCATAGACAATTGGAATGCACTACAAAAGCATTAGAACATAACTTATCTGTAAATGATACTATATTACTGTGTGGGTTAAGATGAATATATAAATAAAATTTTTGAATAAATAAAGTTTTTAATATAGGAAATCATAAATGAAAAAATTAGTATTAGTAGTATTTTTAATTTATTTAACAGCTTGTGCATCAACTAAAGATGTAGCATCATTACAAAGTCAAGTTGATGAATTAAAAACTCCTGTGGTGGCTCTCCAAACTACTGCATTAGAAGCTAAATTAACTGCCTTAGATGCTGCTACAAGAGCTTCTGCAGCAAATTATTGGGCTGTAACAGCGGAGAAAAATGCTGAACAAATTCAATTTAAATTAGATAAATTGGTTGGGCATTCCGTTGATGAATACTAAATAGAATTAATACATTTACCCGAAAGGGCAGTGAGAGAATTACACAGAAATGTTGAATTGATTGGTGGTTTGGTACGACTCACTCTTACCGCTAAATGTATTTCTACGGTCTAGTTGTCAACAGACCGTAACTATATAATATACGATAGTTAATTTTGTTAAACACATTACCACAATGGTAGGCGAAATCCTTACACCATAAGTTAAAACTAGGTAGTGTGTTTTACAACAATAAAATGTGTATTGAGCACCCTGACTGGCGATAACACCTGAACCCAATCCTAGTTAATGTAACAGTATATATTTTATTGTTGTAATTCCTTTAAAGCGAAGGCATTCTGGACTCGACTATCATATGTCGACATCTCCACCAAAAACACAATGAGTGAGGCACATCCTTTAAACCAAGCTGGTTTGAGTCCGGAGGCTTATTGTGTTTCTGATGGGGATGACAGGTTTCGACAGGGTGAAATAGTGGAGAAGGCAACAGGTAAGATGACCGACCTAATCGGCATAAACTAAGTATCTGCAAATGACGAATACTTCAATTTGACTTTAGCTGCGTAAAAACAGAGACTGTCGGAGTTTGACTTACTTGGCAACAGAACAAGTTATAGATGGGAGCTTCGGCTCCCATTTTTCATTTAAAAGTGCTTGACATATATTCCTATAATAGTTATAATAATTTATACTTAATTGAAAGAGATTTAAAATGAAAGAGAAATATTTTTGGGCAACTGCTGCTATTATCATGTTGGGAATCGTGTATGGGGCATGGCTTCAAATCAAAGACAAAGAAAGGTTTATATTAGATAATGAATGTGCAGTAATCGATAAAACCGAATCAATATTAATATATAACCCAAACCTTGGTGGAAGTTTCACAGAAATTCCTGCAAAAACTACATATTTGTGTAAGGATGGTAGAGAATATGTTCTGTAACCCTCTATTGAACAAGATATTTAAACGTGGAGATAAAATGAATACAACAATCAATTTAAACGATTTGAAGAAATTCATAAAAACTGTTAATCCAGACGCGGATGAATGGTATGGTCCTCAAAACTATATGACTGGTAGTTGTATTCATGACTTTTTAGAGTGGAAAGGTGAACAGGCACTTGCTGATGAATTCTATAAGTTTTTGCAAGATTTGTGAGATATTAGATGAACGTATACGAAGCTAGATGGAACAATGTATTGAAATGGGCAAAGAAAGTAAAAGCCCATTATGATACTGGCAAATACATGATCAAATGGGATAATAACGAAGACTATTATCCTAATGAATTTGACTTTATTGTTGATGAACCCAATCGTTTGATTGCACTCGATTCAAAAGATAAAACATCAAGGAATCAGATTTACGAATATGATTTAGAATGGGATCATGGTTCATATACTTCTATTGCAGAAACTAACAAAATATTAGCAGAAATTAATTTATATAGAATGGAAAAAATTAAAATTTAGAGGAATTTATTGTGAATAAACTATTATTTGTTATGATATTATTATTTGTTAACTCTGTATATGCAGACTCAATGGCAGAACTTGAAATTAGATCAATTTATAGAACTAATGACCAATTTGAATATGATATAGAAACTAAAAATTATCAAAATGCTTGTTTCCATTCTAAACAATTAGAACTAAGTTTATCTAACTTGGGTTCATTATCAACAGGCGAGTTTAGAGAAGAAATTAAAGGGCAAGGAAGAAAACAACACACAATAACTGAATACGTTTGTAATTTATAAAAAGGAAATATAATGAGAAACGAAATACCTAATATGTTACATGATATTGTTTCAAGTATGATTAAACTTAATATACTAACCCAAGAACGAATGGTTTCTGCTAAAAGTTACTTATCAGAAATACACTTTTCGTGTGAGTATCAAACTGTAGAATATAATCCAGGAAGACAGTGTGGTAAAACAATGTTGATTGCTAGAAATGCTGGTAAGAATGATATTGTAATATCAACTAAGTCAAATCTGGCTAGAGATTTACAATCAAAATTAAATTTTTTTAATCCTTCCTATAGAACACCAACAGCTTTTAGTATTGGAGATATACGTCCTGATGATCTTAAACTTAGAGGAAGATCAGATTTTGATATTATATGGGTAGATAATGCATCTTATATTACAGATAATGACAAATATAAACTTTATCAAATTTTTGCTGGAAGATGTAATCATTTTGTTTTTTTAGGATAGATTATGGGAGGTGTGTGATGGGTTTAGATTCATATTTACATGCGAAACGATATGTTTCGGAATATAGTGAAGATACAAAAGAAGTAAGTAAACAACTTCAAGAAATAACAAAAGATATTCGGGATGGGATGGGGAATCTTCAATATATAGTTACTGAGGCAATGTATTGGAGAAAGGCGAACGCGATACATAATTGGTTTGTGAAAAATGTTCAATACGGTATAGATGATTGTAGAGAATACGATGTTCCTATAGAAAAGTTACAGGAACTTTTAAAGGTTATAAAAACATGTATTAAGAAACCAAAAAAAATTCCTGAATTATTACCCCCAACTAGTGGATTCTTTTTTGGTTCTACAGAAATTGATGACTATTTTATCGACTCATTAAAAAGAACCAGAGATAGATTAATGTATTTAATAAATCAATCAGGTGAAGGTTATATATGGGAATTTAGTTATAGAAGTTCATGGTAATAGGAAATAACAATGATATTAGAAATCAGTAAACATATTATTTTAGATGAATCAGCACCACAATTACCTAGCTGGGTTTTTCATCGAGATAATGTTATATTAGCACAACAAGTGAAATTAGACGAAG